GCAGACGTTCCTTTGTCCTTACCTTCTGGGAACGTCTCATAATAAATTTGATTATTTACCGTATCCAGAACTCGACGTTTTGTATTGATAAAATACTTGGCATAATCAATATCGTCCAACGCAGCCACGGCAAACGGAACACCATACGGATCGTTCTGCCCGCTTTTGATTTTGGTAACAATAGTCTTGTGCCAATCCAGACGCTGCCAACACGCACCACTGGGAAACTCCCCATTTTCATATTTCCGCCATCCTTCTTGAATTTGGCGGGGGAACCCCTGGAGCTTACGTTTGCGCTCTTCCTCTGTCAGCCCATTAAAATACCGCAGGTCAAAAGCTACCTCGTAGCAGTTGTTCCTGCGGCCAATAATTTTGGTATATTCAACTGGCAAAGAGATTACGACGCAATTCGTTCCGGCAGAGTTAATCTCAGTAATACTTTGAATATCAAGATCAGTCAAGGCAATACGGTCATCAACCGGAACCGTCCTTGTCTCCATATATCCCACGTACATACCTTCATTTGCATCGTGAAACAACCCATCTCGAATAACTTCTTTATATCGCATAGAGCGCAGTACGCTTGCCATTTTATCCATGCTCTGGCGGTATCCTTTTCGAGATATACCAGCCTTTTTGGGTTTAGCTACAATTACATAATCAAGGGAATGAAGACTGACCAGACTATCAATGGCGGTTGTAACCGTACCATTAGAATAATATGCCCAACGCGCCCAACGACGTAATTGAGTAATATGAAGCATTGG